TAGACATCAACAACGGCGACCAACAAGGCGCTATCACTTCAGCTGCACTAGTGCAGATGGCAGGTCCAAAACTGGACTTCTTCGGAGTTGTGGTTCAGAACGGTTCACAACAGAACATTGACTTGCAAAACCAGTTGGGTAATGTAACATCAGGTGTTTTCACACCAGGTGTTGTTGTTCAACTTAACCAGAGCATTCAAAACACAGCTACTATTGCTATGTACCAAGTTGAAGCGGCTTCATCTGGTCAGATCAGCTACGCTGTTTATCCAAGTGGCGCTTACACAGCAGCTACTCTGCAAGCTCAACTACGTGCTTTAGGTAACATTCAGATCACAGCCAGCGATGGTACAGTAACTGGTGTTAACGTTACAGGTACAGACGTTACAAACGTAGGTTTCAAACTAGCTTTAAGTTAATTTCAAATCAGTTTAGTGTAGACCCAAGCCCCGGATTTATTTCGGGGCTTTCTTTTGACCATTAAATACCTATACTATGCAACCACTTAACCCAATTCCATTATGGCCTGTTTTGATGTACGACTTTCAGTGGGACGACCACAAGCAACATCGAGATGAGATTGCCCAAGTATGTTATGATCTCGAAGCAAAGAAACATGTCAGCAATGTAGCACCTGATGCCAAACGCGGTCTATACGAAAGCGGGTTTGACTTTGTGTCTACAGATTCGCCTGCTGTTCTTGCATTTAGTCATTGGGCCAAGCAATGCTTGTTCCGTGCTGCTGCAAATGCCAACAAGCCATATTGGCCTGCAGGCATGAATGTCACAGTTGAAATACACGAATCCTGGTGCCACATTACCAGAGATGGTGGCTATCATGACACGCATGCTCATCCAGGCAGTTCTTGGTCTGCTATCTATTATGTAGACACTGGGGATATGGGTGCTGCTGAAGATAAAAACGGAGTCAACAGATTTTACAATCCCAATCACTGTGCTTATGCAGATGCCGGCATGTCATGGGTAAACCGCAACACCAGCATTGACTTCAGAGCTGAACCTGGCATGATGGTTGTTTTTCCCAGTTGGCTACAACATTCTGCTGTTGTTTATCGAGGTAACCGGGATCGTATTGTTATTGCATTAAATGCTAGAATTACCAGGTCTGACATGAGTTCAGTTAATCTATCCATATGATACGTGTAAAGTGCAGTACCCTGTTTGATATAACAGAAACTGGTGTGAAAAATCGTTCTTACAAATCCAAGATAGTATTTAAGGACAGTACCGGTCGAGAAATAATGTCGGACAACGATTGGAATCGTTCTAGAAACCAACAATGTAATTGGGAAACAGTCAATCAAATTATTTCTCTGAGAACCTTGCCAGAAAATATCACAAGACCCAGTCAGAATGCCGACACTGGCATTTGGCACTTTGAATTTGATGTTGTTGATCCTGCATCTATCTTTCAAAATGATAATCCGGTAGGATACCTGCTAAGTGACTGTGTGGGTGTACCTATGATTTTAGGTCTTGATGAACCGGCTGGTATATCTGCATCAATGATTAGCGTAGGCCCAGATGCTAATATTTGGTTTGATCTAATAAATCAATATGACAATAAATAATACATCTTGGGATTCGAACATGGTTGATACGACTGATATTGAAAAAAAGAGTTTAGAGGCACACGTTGAATTGTGTGCAGAAAGATATCGCTATCTTGAAGAAAAATTAGATTCTCTTGAGTGTAGATCTATTGAAAATAACAAAATGATTTCTGATATAAAGAGCATGGTACAGACAGTAGTAAACAAACGCAACGATCAAATAATCAGTTGGGGTTTAGGTATCATTATTGCACTAGGCGGAGTAATAGGTTGGATCATAACACATTACGTAATTAAATGAAAAAACAAGACTGGATCTTGCAACGCTTAGAACAGATTGTTGAGCCAGACTTAGCTCAACTCAAATCTAAGATGATTTTGGAACATGATAATCAATATCATGTGTTTGATCAATATGTAATTGACCGGTCACCGGATAAAACTTATAGAGTTGCAAGACAAAGATATACCGATAAAAACTTTTCCAGCTTACCTGTAGCACTCAGTTGGTGTATTGCAGACAAGCGTCAAGATACCACATTAGCTTATGCCATACAAGACTTAGATCAAGAATATATTAGAATTTCAAATGATGTGCATACTCGCGAAACTTTATTAAAACGTATCAAAGATCCAGACCGCAGAGAAGTAACACAACTAAAAATTACCACCAAAAAAGACGGTTTAAGAGCCGTGGAAAATCGACTAACTAAATGTGTTAGTTTGGCTAAATACTATCAGATACGAGGATTCAACCGCGATGAAACTGCACGAACTAGACACACTCAAACAACAAGATAAAGCAGAACGAGTACTGGAAACTAGACTAGGTCAAACTGTCTCTTTCGGTAATCTTTCTCTACGTGAATCACGTCACATGCTAATGCGTGTGCGTGGATTAATTAGTGAGCACAGAGCTAGTGCTGCATCTCATTCAAGCGAACGTGATCCAGCTTACCTTAAACTGCTTATGATTGAATCTGGGCTTAAAGGTCGATTGAAAGAAGGTTATCCACCGGTAGTAATGCCTTCTGATGAGAAATATACCCAGGCATTGGCTCGAGTGTACGGTCAACAGATATTGCGTAATCCTAAGTTTCCAGACTTGCTTGCTAGACTAAAGCGATCAACACCAAATGAACGAGACTTAGATGTTATTATTAAAACTGGTACATTGCCAAATCACCTCGAAGAAGTTGCTCCACCAATGCCTGGACAAGCACCTGTTGCTGGACAACCTGGACAAGCACCTGTTGCTGGACAACCCGGACAACCCGGTGCTAATCCTGCTGCTCAAATGGCTGCGAGAAAAAAACAAGCTCAAGATCAAGCAAAACAAATTGATGATCAAATTAGACAGTTAACTCAACAAAAATCTCAATTATTGCAACAAGCAAATCAACCCATGTCGGAAAGTCTACGTCGAGCTACACGTCGATTGACAGAAAGCGAAATTCAACAAGCACAAGTTGTATTAGCTGCACAAGATATGGTTGATCAGATGCAAAAAGTCATTGAACAAATTTCTGCCATGCAGTTTAAAGACCTGCCGGCGTTGACTGACAGCATCAAGAATGACCCCAACATGGGACAAGAACAAGCTACTGCATATCAATCGGCGGCCACTGCTGCACTTACACAATTGCTACAATCAGTTCAGCAAGGTAAGACAGCATTGGAAGGCGCACAAGGTACATTAACAGGTCAAGCACCTGTTGTGCCAGGCGAGGAAGATGCTGCCAACATGGATGTGCCGCCCGAAGGCGACTTAGGTGGCGACGAACTTAATCCAGATGCAGAAGTTAATCCGTTTGACGGTGGCGATGAAGGCGACACAGATGAATTAGGAAACGCTGTTTCGTTAGGTCGTGAGCGTCGCGGTGTAGCAGAAGCTAAAAAGAAAGGCAGCAAGCCAGACTTCTTAGACGTGGACAAGGACGGCGACAAGAAGGAACCATTCAAGAAAGCTGTTGCTGACAAGAAAGCAGGCCCCAAGAAAGGCGTAAATCCTTTTGCTAAAAAGAAATAATGAGATTAGTTGAGTTTGATACTTCAAAAGCAAACACAGAGAAACTGGCAGCATTGGGTCAGTTTATGTTAGGGCGGACTAACGATACTAACGCAAAAAAAACAATGCCAATCTCTACCTTTCTTGACTTAGCTAATAACATGGGAGTTAGTCTTACATTTGATCAACTTCAAAATCTTTCGCAGCAAGAACCTTTGAGCGCAATTATTGCTGATATCAGTGGAGATGCTGATACTGGCCGGATAATGTTTAAAGGTGCAGATGAAGTGGCACCTAACATGAGTGTAGACCAAGCTCGAGACACTGTTGACACAATGGCCAAACGAGCATCAAAGAAAAAAGGAATTTAATATGTTAGAAACATTATTCTGGGTAGTATTGGGCGCATTCATCGGTTGGAATTTTCCGCAACCTGATTATGCAAAATCAATTCAAGCTAAAATTGTAGGCCTGTTTAAGAAATCGTGAACCTTGTTTATATTCACGGAGCTAACGCTTCTGGGGATAGTTTCAACTACATTCGTCACCATTTAAATCATCCTGTCGAAACTGTTATCGAGTACAACAGCCACAATGGGTTTAAAAATAATCTAAACAGAATGCGAGAAACTATTTCGCAATCAGATGGCTCAATCTTTTTTGTAGCTCATAGTCTGGGTGGAATTTACGCACTGCATCTTGCACAACACTTTTTTGATCAAACAGCAGGAGCAGTCACACTCAGCACACCCTACGGTGGCTGTCACGCAGCAGTATTGGCACAGTTCTTTTTACCATTCAATCAACTCATGCGCGACATCAGTCCTGGCAGTGAACCCATGGCCAGTGTACCTAAGATGAGTGTGCCACGAAATTGGACCAATGTGGTAACTACTCGCGGCGCAAGTCCGTTTATACCAGCCCCAAACGATGGAGTAGTAACTGTAGAAAGCATGAAACATTTACCAAATCAAATGGAATTGGTAATATCCGAGTCCACACATTACGAAGTAGTTTTATCGCCAGAAACAGTAAATATCATTACCAATAGAATTTGACAAACTAATTGATTGATGTTATACTATAGCTGTATTAGCAGTGCATTATATGGAGTTGATCACATGTTAATATGCAGTTGCAATAAAGATGGTTTAATTTATCTCTCAGGAGAATATTATCAAGAAAATTATTTTAACAATCGCCCTACTCGTACTTACTACGACCACAGCTCTGGCTGGTGGCTACGGATATGGAAATCGCGGCGGATATAACGGTTATAACGGTTATCGCGGTGGCAATGGATGGAACTACGGAGCTGCTGCCTTAGGTGGAGCCATTATTGGAGGCGCATTGGTATACGGTGCAACACGCCCGTACTATTCGTCTCCTGCTCCGGTATATGTAGATCCTCCAGTGTACTACGCACCACCTCCTCCTGTATACTACTCTCCACCAGTTAATACAGTGCCATACAGCCCGGCTCCTGTGTTATATTGGGACGCCAATTGTCAGTGTTACAGATAATATGAATCCAGATCTAATGCGCCAGTATGTGGATTTAATTTCTGAAGCAAGTGCTCCTGTGATCATTGGATCCTATAAATTAGTTTCATATGACCCTGCAACACGAATTGCAAAGTTAGCCGGACACGAAGATATTGAACTTGCTGACACCTGCGAAGATCGTATCAAGCCCGGATACAACTATGCATTTGAAATTGCAAACGGCCGGGCAATCAGAGTAATCTTAATGGTAGTGGATACAGTCATCTACACTGACGCAGAAGTACTGATGATTAACCGCAAGAACCCTCCGTTTGCTGGACATTGGGCATTGCCAGGCGGATTTATTGATCCAGGCGAAACACCCAAGCAAGCCGCAATACGAGAACTAGTTGAAGAAACAGGACTCGAAGTTTCTGCACTCAATTTTGTAGGCGAGTATAAAACACCTGGTCGTGATCCTCGAATGGAACATGTTTGGAGTTATGCATTTAGCTTGCATGTTGCTGCTAAAGAGTCTGTTAAAGCAGGTGATGATGCAAGTCGCGCAGAATGGATTCCGATTAAGCAACTTAATAAACTACAGTTAGCATTTGACCATGCAGATATAATTAAACAAGCACTAGGATCATAGTATGGATGCTACCCAAGACTCTGTGCCGCTATCTAAACATCATTTTTCAAAAGTTGAATTTTATATCACTAATGTTTGTAATTTAAATTGCAATGGGTGTAATAGGTTCAATGATTACAATTTTACCGGATGGCAAAGATGGTCTGACTATGAAGTTAATTATCAAAATTGGTCGAAGTATATCGATATGGACCATATAGTTATTCTTGGAGGAGAACCTTTACTTAATCCTAGCATTATTGATTGGATATACGGACTCAAGAAAACGTTTGTAACAACTAAATGGATACAGATTCTTTCCAATGGCACACGCCTCACTAAAGTAAAAGGTTTGTATAATGCGTTAAAACATACATCTGACCCAGGCCCTAGCATCTGGTTAGGCATAAGCTGGCATAATCAAGACAATTTGTCTGAAGTTGACCAGGAAATTCGTGCGTTTCTGGAAGGCGATAACATTCGAATCGCCCGTGGAATTGATTCAAATCCGTATGGTGCAGACATTGTTTACACTGATAGTAACGGAGTGTCTATACCAATTTGGATGCAAGATAATTTTTATCCTAGCGCAATAGTACCTACTAATCGTGGCACACTTACATTGCATAATAATGACCCAATAGAAGCACACAGTAAATGTCCAATTGCTCAATATAAATCTTATCATTTTATTAAAGCAAAACTTTATAAATGCGGACCGGTTGCATTATTTCCAGAATTTGATCAGCAACACAATCTCGACATAACAAACGAAGATCGTATATTATTAAATTCATACCAACCGTTGACAGATACTGATTACACAAAATTTGGAGCTGATTTCATATCTAATTTAGATCAACCTTTAGCTCAATGTAAATTTTGTTCTGTTGACGAAGAGACAAAACAAATATTTTCGATTAAAAAAAATCTAGTTCAGTTTTGATGATTATCTTAGCTGTTAAATTATATAACAATATTTCTATAATTAAATATACCAATGGAGAATTAAATGGCATACAGCAATAAAGTATTAGATCACTACGAGAATCCTCGCAACGTTGGATCATTTGACAAAGGCGATCCAGATGTAGCAACTGGTATGGTAGGAGCGCCGGCTTGCGGTGACGTGATGAAGTTACAAATCAAAGTCATCGATGGTATTATTACAGATGCAAAATTTAAAACATACGGCTGCGGTTCGGCCATTGCCAGTAGCTCATTGGTTACTGAATGGGTTAAAGGGCGGACTCTTGACGAAGCAGCGACAATTAGAAACACTGAAATCGCTCAGGAACTCGCCCTCCCGCCGGTTAAGATACATTGCAGCATCCTTGCAGAAGATGCTATCAAAGCAGCAATAGCAGATTACAGAAGTCGACATTAAAGGAAAAAAAATTGGCAAAAAGAATTTTGATTATGGGCCTTCCGGGTTCAGGTAAGACAACACTAGCAACAGCACTTAAAAATTATCTAATTGACATCAAGCACGAAGGCTACGGTATTACAGTAGAGTGGTTTAATGCTGACGATGTTCGCAAGAAATTCAATGATTGGGATTTCTCAGAAACGGGTCGTATTCGGCAAAGCCTGCGTATGCGAGAACTAGCCGATGCTTCTCGAGCAGATTATGTCATTTGTGACTTTGTGGCACCGTTGGTAGAACAGCGTAACAACTTCAAAGCCGACTGGACTATTTGGATGGACACAATTGAGCAAGGTCGTTACGAGGACACTAACCGAGCATTTGTGTCTCCTGCAGTATACGACTTCCGTATTACAGAACAAGATGCAGACAAGTGGTCTGTATTTGTTGCTGATCATATTTTATCAAATCAACGACGCCCTGTATTTGACTGGCGTCGAGAAACAGTACAGATGCTGGGTCGCTGGCAACCGTGGCATCCTGGGCATCGTGCTCTGTTTGAACGATTACTGGAGCGCACAGGGCAAGTTGTTATTCAAATTCGTGATGTGCAAGGGTGGCAAGGCAGCAATCCTTTTGGTCTAGACGAAGTTAAACAGCGGATCCAGCACGATCTAGATCCGCTGTATCAGGGTCAGTACGACATCCAGATTGTACCCAATATTGTACACATTGGTTGGGGACGCGGAGTAGGATATACGTCGGGTGAAGAAACGTTCGATGAAGAGATTACAAAAATTTCTGGCACTAACATACGTAAGGAGATGGGCCTTGAGTGAACCAACGTATCGTCGGACTATGGAATTTTTCCGTCATCCTGATCATAATGTAGGATATCTTAGAAGTTTAAAGTGTGGATCAACATACTATACCAATATCTTTAAGGCAAATGGGTGGATACAGCAAGGCATCAATGATATCAATTGGGATCGTGATGACGTTTTTAGTTTTATTATTCACCCATATGTAAGACACATTAAAGGCATGGTTGAAGATATTGCAGCATGGGGATTAGAAAACATCATGTTCAATAATCTAGGAAAATTCCATTGGCGCCAAATACCCTGGCTTGATTCGCATAGCATGCCACTTTCAGTTATGTTTAAAGATGAATGTGATAAAATTGATTGGATTCCTATCGATGGACAATTTCCAAAAGGAGAGCAGCTTTTAGAAAATAAACTTGCCAAATATGGAATCACTATCGACTGGGAGTTTGATGTTGATAGATATGAATCCGGCGAATATAAAAATAATCTGTTTTCTAAATTGTTAGAACTGTCCAGTGGTAAAGAAGAAAAGTTCAAATATTTTTGTCGCGATTGGGAACTTTACGATCGAGCAGTACTAAATCACAGCGTAACTTTATATAATGATAACACTAACTGAAGCAGCCGCGGAAAAAGTTAAATTCAATCTGGCCCAGAGGCCCACTGGGCTTGGTTTACTGATTGGTGTCCGCACAACCGGATGCAGCGGATTGGCATACAAACTAGAATATGTTGATCAACTTCGTACTGTGCAGGACTGTGAAAACTACAACTGTCACGGGGTTGACATTTGGGTCAACCCCAAAGACATGCCCTATCTATCTGGAATGAAAATGGATTGGGTCCGACGGGGTCTTAACGAAGGTTTTGATTTTATTAATCCACGAGAAGCAGCCCGTTGCGGTTGCGGAGAAAGCTTTACAATCTAATGATAACACAACGATACAATTATGCTCCGCTCAGCAGAGAAACCATTGACGGCAAAAGACATTACTGCTTACCTAGCGGTAAGAAGGTTCCCAGCGTAACAACTATTCTAGACAAAACCAAAAGCCGAGAAAGTCGCGAAGCACTTGCTAACTGGAAGAAAAATGTAGGCGCAGAACGTGCCCAACAAATTACCACTGAAGCTGCCAATCGCGGAACACGTATGCACAGCTACTTAGAAACATATGTAATGATGGACGATTTGAAACCCCTGCCTAGCAATCCATTTGCACATCCGTCGTGGTTTATGGCAGCTGAAATTATTCTCAAAGGGCTTGGTCAAGTTGATGAAGTTTGGGGAGTAGAAGTTCCTGTTTATTATATCGGGTTATA